CGCCTACGCCCAAGATAAATAGATAGCCCTGCGACACTAGGAACAGCGTGCCCAAGCTCTGAGTATATGGTTAGGTATTCTCTTGCCTTGCGCTCTATCTCATCGCTGTAATGAGTTGGTCTTCCCAAGCTTACAATTTCTTCTTTAGCCATGCTGTTTGGCCTCAATAGCTATGTGCGCTGTGCACGTATTAATTTTAAACAATATATCACATAAAAAACCCACAATTAAGTGGGTTGTTAGTATATTAATCCTAATAAATAGAATATTTACGCAAAACTAGGTTATGCCTCTCGTTGTGATATTTCGCGTAGTAATACCCTGTGAAGTAATGCCTCTTGATGTAATCCCAGTTGCGCCAGTTATCTCGCCAGCATCGTTAATGGTGACGTTGTACATTTCCATGACGCCAGTCAATTTCTGGATCCACAGCACAAAAGTCATTGCGCCATCGCATGAGATATGGCCGTTTGTGCCTATGGCTAAGCCATTACCGACGGGGTAATAGCCTATATCGCCATCCTCTAACGGGTGGCCAAGGTCATCCAGCTTAGTCCCGATATAGGTATCGTCTGTGGTTTCAACATCAGCAAACACAACGTCAAGATAATCGTCAGGCATGGATAGTGTGTAAGACCCGGTTGCCGTTAGCGTGCCATCACCGGCCACCACTGTCACGGTTCCGGGGAATGCGTAGAATGCACCATCTACCCAACTGCGCGCAGCGGCCGTGCCGTCACCTGCGGGCAATGACAGGCTTGTTGCCGTAGTTGTAGCAGTAGGCGTTGCATCTGTAGTGATTGTGATACTGGTGATTGTGCCAAGGCCGGTAGTGGTCATGGCGAATGGCTGGCCAACAACTAAACCGGGGCTGCCATCAGTGGTTAGTGTGTCAATTGAAGTGACAACACCCCCAGAAATTTTGATGAGGCTATGCACATAATTGGGCTCATCAGCACTAGCTGTATAACCACAAACTAGAGCGCCCGTGCCGGTTTTTGTAGACAGCACCAAAGTGCCAATGCCAGTTGCAGCGGTGGCAATTGTCTCGCGCCTGGTTTGACCACTACTCTCTGCCCATGTTGTGCCAGTGACATTGCCAAAACCGGCATCGAATCCGCTTGCGTTAAGCACCTCATCAATTAAATCTCCCGCAACTAATGAGTCAGACGTTAGCGATGGATTTGCCCAAACGCCAGGCGCTAGCTGCTGGACAATTGAGACAGCAGACGCGCCGGAATATGTTCTAGCGCAAGCAACGCCGGGAAATGAGGCTCCACCGTCAGTGGGGCACAAAATATTCGCCGTGGCCGTTGATGACGCAAATACATACCAGGTTTGTGTCCACATAAATGCATTAGCGCGCGGCGCGGCAGACGTCATTGTTTGCCCGTTCCAGGTCGGTGCGGCACTAATAGCCACGCCTCCCGCGTCACTATGCTGAACAGTATGAACGATCAATTCGCCTGTATTCGCCTGGACATTGGCAACGCCAAAATCAACACTAAAACCAGAGTAATCAGCTGGGTAACTATTTAAAAATGCAACTGCCATTACACGGACCCCGTTGATGCTATCTCGAAACCGATTAAACCAAGGTTCGCGGTTCGCTTCCCGGTTGCGTCATTTAATTTCCCGCTTGAATCAATATCTGTTGCTAGAATTTTAACGCTAGCAGGAGAAACCACACTATAGCCGACCGGACTTGTATCTGAAGAAACCAAAGCATCCGCGTTATAGCAAATTCCAGATATCAAAACTTGATCCCCACCATTGTAGCGCTGCGCTGAAATTGCGTCAGGAGTAGTAGTGATAACAGTATTTCTATAGCAATGCGCATTTTCAGCATTGACAGCAGTGCCCACAGCACTAGAATTCCATGGGAAAACAGGGCCAAAGGTTGTTGAATTTATATAGTTGTAGCAAGCCTCTTGATTTGCAGCAAATATGGTTGAATCTGCCGAATGCTGATTGCTGAATACAATCATTCCATCTGCGCTTGCGCCCGTTAATCTATTAAACCTGACTGTTACATTGAGAGTGTCATCCTTAATATGGATTGCTTTTGCACCGTTGCTCGAAGGAAGATCTATATCAAGCAGGGTGTTATTTTCAACAAGAACATTGTCGCAGGCAAAAGTTACGACCAGTTGCATTTCTGCGGTTGGAGCTAATATGCAATCTACAACTGCAATATTGTAAGATGCGTTGTTTGGCTCATCAGCAAAAAATATGCACGCAGGATTATCGCCGCCAACGGTGCCGAATGTGCTGTTTGAAAATTCAACTTTCCAAAACAGATAATTGTCCGCCTTCACCTGAATATCAATAATTCGGTTATTGCCTTCGGTGCGACTACCACTTAGCTCCATATTTACAAAAGCAATTTCACCCACATTAACACTGAAATGGCCGTTACTTGTGTCAAGCACAACGCCCGACTCAATACCGACGAACGAACGTGGCTTATCAGTTGCATTAATTGAGCAGTTTGACGGGTTGGCAATTCCATACACTGGGTATGTGCCAGCCTTAAAGGCAATGATTTTACCAAAGTAGGTACTATCGCTGTCGCTACCTTTCCATATACCGTTCGCAAATGTTAGTTTTGGGGATGCGAATGTGCCAGGGTTTGAATCATTACCGCCAACCGTACTCACATAGACAAAAGCTGCTTCATCGACAACCGTAGACCATACCGCATTGACCACATCGCCAGATTGATCGGTTACTTTAATATCCCAGTTCGCCGTTCCACTAGGCGATGGCCAAAACACAGTTGCGTAGTTCGTAGGAACTGGGTGATTAATTAGTCCAGTAGAATCCAGTGTACGTGTAAACTCTTCTACAATGGTTGCCCCAACTGGACCACTAACAATTTCATACTTGAAAGGAGCTTCACCGCCTTGGATAGCCACCCGCATTGAATATGTCCAATTCGCAGAAGCTTTTCTATGTATTGATGTTGATAGCGTTTCACCATCTGGACGCGGGTAAACAACGCTTAAAGGCAGCTTTTGGCCAACCTTGTACGGTGCAGCTATTAGCCAGTCGCCGGTAACGGGCGGAATGACCAGCGGGTTACTCTCCAGCGCATCAGTGCCCGGATTGCGATAGCTTAGGTTTATCGTGAAAGAGCCTGCCATAAATCACCTGAATATGGTTATTAATACGTTTATGACGGCAGGAATGGCGATCAAGATGCCGATCAGCCAGCGGTTATCTGTTTTTTTGGTAGATTGGTTTTCGCGGTCTAATTTGAATGTAGTAGATAATTCTTTGGCTTCCAGCTGCATTGCATGCTGAGTGTTCGACATTGTTTCCAGCTTTGAACTGAGCTGGAGCCCAGTAGTAGCCATAACCTGACATGCCTTGTCCTGAGATTCTTTGGCTTCGGTAACAACCCTCATTATAGAGTCGTACTTGTTGTTTAAAGCCTTGATATCTGTGGTGTTATCGCCGATTCTTCGGCCATGCTCAGCAACTGTTTCGAACAGCCTAGAGCAGTCATGGGGGGCGGAATTTTGGCCGGATGGGAACATAGAATCACCATAATAGTTTGGCAAATTCTATCTTAAGGATGGTTTTCTGTCCATTATATTGAACAATATGCGATTTAGTTTGGTTGTTACGCGCAACACATAACATTAAAGTCTTTGCGTTACGTGTAACATTCATCTAATATTCACTCATGGACTGAGCAATAACGCGAAGCCAAAATGGAAGGAAAATCAAAATGAACGTATCAAGCAAACTGTTAAAAGTGGTTGATGTTGACGGAGTTAAATATAACGCGATTGCTTTTTCAAATGACGAGGACTCTTTGCGCTCAGTGCGCTTGCTGTCTGTAAATATGTTTGCGACCACTGAAAATGGTGAAGTTGAAGTGCTTTCAGAGGAAAACGATTACTTAGTAACAACAAGAAAAGAGATTGACGTGGTTTACAAAGTAAACGTAAGCGATGAAGAGCTGCTGAAAATGACTGACGAAGCTGTTGCATTCATTATGTCAGATGCCGCTAGCTACCTTTAACCACCAACCGCTCCGCAATGAGCATCACCAGGGCGATAATATGGCAGACTCAATTAACACCCGCGTAAAGCGGCACAGGGATGCAATGAAGGCCCAGGGCATGGTTCCGATCCGGGTTGAATCGTGGTGCAGCCCAGCGCAGAAAGCTGAACTCAAGCGGAAAATCGACGAGTTAATAGCAGAAGCGACAAGGCCCGCGTAATTGCGGGCTTTTCTTTGTGCCTTTCGGCGAATATGGTGCGCAGGGTTCGAGTTGCACAATCACAGCTCTATATTAATCCTTCCTATGTAATTTTCATCGCCAACAACTCCATTTACATAAGCCCTGCCGCATAAAATACTTGATTCATATATCCAAATACATCCGCATAGCGAGTACAAAAAAACTTTATCAGTCCTTGAGCTGTCTATTCTTTTTGACTCAATAGAACCGGTTTTATTTCCTCCGTTTGTGACCAAAGAAAATTCATAGCTACCTGATTTTTTTAAATTCCTAGAGCTTTTTACCTCAACTTTTATCAGCTTATTTCCATCATCGACTATAAGATCATAATACTTACTATGAGTTATTGGCCTAGAACAAAGGCCGCCAACCGATGAAAAGTATAAAATTGCAGCCTGCTCAGCAATATCACCCTGAAATTTATTCAATTTATAATTCCTGTTTGGCTCACTAATGCCAGCCTACGCAATGCCCCTCCCGTTACTGCCACCCGAGAGGGTTGGTGTGTCAGCTTCAGGTTTGGCGCCGCACCGCGAACTCTCGCAGCACTTTGGTTAATAGCGCTTTATCCGCCGACAGGCTTGCGGTCTTTCCCGCCGTCAACCCTTGGTTTTGCTGTTACAACCTTCACAGCGAACTGAATACTGCGCCGCCTTATAGGGCATCCGTCTAGAACAGAAAAGCGCAATACCCAGATCGCTGCCGCCTATCGCTAAGCGGCGGACCAACTAAAGCTTTTTAATGTCGGCATCTTCATCGCCGCCAAACGCATCACGAAATATGTAAACGATCATCACAATTGACACGATAATTATAGCACCAACACCCACCCAAAACCAATTTGCTGCACTCATGTTAATCTTCCTTTAGTTGTTATTTCAAATAATCTTGAATCACTTCTTTTGCATCATCAAAGCCATAGCAAACAGTAGAAAAGTAGCCTTGCTCATTTAAAAAGTCGAACCAATCCAACTGTGAATCTGTTGGCCTGCCTTTTTCGGTTTTCATTTCTATGAACAAACCAGCATGGCCGGATTTTCTCACTGGAAGCATGAGATCGGGGACACCAGGGCGAACCCCTTCCGCTTTCAGTTTCACAGCGACAATTATATTTCTCTTGCCGCCATTCGGTATTGAAAACAACCTCCCGCGATAATATTTGTACTGCAAATCAAACCACTTAATCAAATTTACTTGATGTGTGTGCTCGCTTATTTTCACTTTCGCCATGCAACAATTGCCCCTATTTCTTCTTGTGAGAATTCATGGCCGTTAGGGTATTGCTCGAATTGCTCCACCCATAATCCAGACTGCGCCCCAAATGAATCTCTAAATGCCCTGCGACTTTGCCGCGTAACTATATCATCGCACGACTGACACAAGCCCAAAACGAACAGGTGCCCAACTAAAACTTTTTGATTCTTGAATGATGACCCCTCGGCATGATGGCAGATTACTGGACCGTACTGCTTACATGCCGCGCATATCATGCGGTCTTTTATCCAGCCCATGTGCCGTTTTTCTGCTGAATTTATCCCCCGGCTCTGTCTTGTTGCTGGCCTCTGCATCACACTGCCTCGCGATTATTCAGCTTAATACATAAATTAATAGCTGATAGATGATACAGCCAGTCAGTTTTGCTAAAATCTTTACCCTGCATCGGTGGAATTTGCCACTTCCCGCCACGCTTGAAAATTCTTACTTTCACAACTTCACCTGCATTCTATCCATTAAACCACTGAGCTTTTTGGCGTACTCGGTTGCGGCCACTTCGCCATTCAATCGCTTACCCTTCAGCCCCATCCAGATATCATTTCCCTTGTAGGGGATCACAACGCTGCCATATCTGATATCAAGGCTGCGAATGCGCGACTCCTCTTTATCAGCCGCGCACTTATCGCTTGGGGTTTTGAGTTTTGAATAGTTGGTTAGATTTGTCATGTATTTTGCTCTCTTTGTAGTTGCGCAAACTTGCCTCGAGACTCAAGAATAACCCCTTGATTAGCCGCTTCAAGCTGCATAAATTGAAGCACTAAAAACATTTCACCGGTTTTCCAGTCGCTTGAGCTGGTGTAATCTTTACGTGATAATCCTGTTGAATAGTCAAATATTACATGGATCATCCAATCGCATTGCGGGTTAGCAACGTAAAACATTTTTTTAACTGTTCGCTTCATCCCCGCAACTTCGCACTTCTCTACTCGCTTGAAGTGCTTACCAAGCTTATGCGCAATCCACTCTTGGCAAAAAACATGAAACAGCGCATTCTGGTCTAGCGACCTATCGGCCCCAATTCTCGGCGCAGCATAGGTAATATACTTGTGCTCATCGTAAAGCTTTTCGACACTTGCGATAAACGCCTTCTTTGATGTGTCGCTGTTTAATACCCAAGCTTCACCCATCAGTGCAAAACCCACTGCTTGGGCGCGGCCATTAGCTTAGCTTCCATCGCAAGGCGAGCACCTCGGCGCGTGTCGGCAATAGTGGTTTCGCCCTGGTAATCGCAGGCGAATAAGCCGGGCGCGTATTTACGTGTTTTCATGCTCTTTCCCCTTCTTCTTGTTTTTGACCACTTTTGATTCGCCAGCTAGCACGGAGTCGAATTGATCAGCCTGCTTTTTGTAAATCCACTTTCTGTAATAAACCTTGCCTTCTTCCGTTTGCTTTTTTTCACGGTAGCGCTTGTTTATTTCTTCTCTGGACAAAACCATTTACCAAGCACCAAACCAACAACCGGTTCCGTGAACCACTGCAACAGGGAAAAATATTGCACCAGCAATAAGAAACCCCCAGCTAGCCGACTTAAAGCAGATAACAAGATGAGTGATCCACGAAAGAACCAGCCACGAAATAAGACCAATACCACCAAGCGCATTACCCATTTTTATTTCTCCAATTTTTGTGCCGGCGTTATTGCTTGGCATGTGAGAATACTAGATTAGTCTTGCGCGACTTTCAAGCTTTATTTTTGTCGCAGAATAAAATAATCGAGAAAACGACGAAATCCAAATTCGGACACGAATTCGGATATGGCGGATAGGATTCTGTGGGGAATATGTAAGTGCTTGATTTCATGGGGTGGCTGATGGGGCTCGAACCCACGACCACTGGAATCACAATCCCAAGCACAACAATTTAAAATCATATGTTTAACCGTTTTTATCCGAATTTGATTTAACAAATTAGCCACTTTTAACCCATTGTTTTATAAAAATATCTATTTTCGTATTCGGACAATTAGCGCGTCGGGGAAACGATGCCCGGCTTGCGGTCATAGACTGCCGCAGCTTTCTTTGTCCGGTGCCCACTGGCCTTGGTTTCGTGGTCGCTAACGCCAGCCGCTTTTATATCGTGGAACGTGAATCTTTCCTTCAAGCCTTGCTTAAGCGCTTCACGCATAACCCGGCCCCAGGCTGTTTTAAATGATTCTGCTGGAATAGGGGAGCCATTGCGGCTGTGGAATATTGGCCGCTGGATCGACACGGGCGCATCCGGGAATAAACCCCTGGCCTCAGATATTGCCGTTTGAAGGCGCAGCGACCACCCAGTGATCTCGCTAATGCTGCCCTTGGTGCGGCGCAAATATAGCCCATCCTCTTTGATATTGGCCTCAGTCAACCCTCGCACCTCAATGGATCTTGCCCGGCATAGGTAGGCCACCTCCATCATTGGAGCCAAGTACGGGTATGCGCTTGCCCTGGCTATGCTAAGCACAAAATCATATTCCCATGGCTCAATGTAGCGGTCACGGGCCTTTTCGGTGAATCGCGATATCAACTTAGCCGGGTTTGACTGGCACCACTCACGTTCGCAACCCCAGCCCAGAAGCTTGCTTAAATAGCTCAAATGGCGGTTTGCCGTAACCTCGCGATCAATCGCACCCATGGCATCCATAAAATTGCGTATGTGCAGCGGGCGAACGTCTGGCGGCATCATGTGACCGAACACCCGGCCTATACGCTTTGAATATTGCATGTAGTCTTTCTGAGTATTGGCGCTAAGCTTTGAAAACTGGGGGCTGGCGTGGTAGGCGGCCATAAGCTTAGCGATATCATTCACGCTCGGCGGCGCCTCCTTTGCCCGGGCATAATCCGCCCAGACCTGGGCCTTTATGGATTCCGTCAACAACCCATCGGCAGGGAATTTTGTCAGATTGATAGTCGGCCCGCCAACCGGCCTGTATTCAAATCGGTACTTCCCAGGGTAAACCCGTGGAGGCATCCAGGCATTTTCTGGCTTGCGTGGTTTTCCACCCATTATAATTTGCTCAAGTTGGGCCCCAACAGCTCTTGAATAGGGTTGTATGATCCGCACAATTGGCGGTTGTAGGCCTCCCAAGTCAGGCGAGGCCGCCCGGTCGAAGTGGTGGAAAACCTAATTCCGTTCTGCCTCAGGTTCTCGCACTGGTTCTTTTTGACCGTTTCACCGGTCAATATCTCCATAGCTTCATCACTTATCAGATGTACTGCATCGCTATTTAGGTGCTGCATATTTACCCCAACTTGATTAATAACAACCTTGTGAATCTGTCATGGTTTTATTGATCGCATGATAATGAACCATGTGAATAGAATTCAGGCAAAACTTACAATCCACTTTGTCGCCATCGCGGGTGATTTTATCGCGCACGTATCCGCAAGCCGTTTGATGGGTATATTCATGCTCTGTCTGGCCCTGCTTTCTGCAATCAATACCAGAAACTTTCAAGTGAGTTTTCATTCTCGCTTATCCTGCCCTGCGGGCTGTTGGTTAACCTTAACTAATTCGCAATTACGAAGTAATGCTGTGTTGTAGCAATAAGTCCTATTGTAATCGCTATTTTCCGAGCACAACTTTGTTTCATTAATTGCTTTATTCATTTGCTGCTCATTGCATCTATGCGTTTCTGCGGATCCACGCCAGCTATCGCCTTCACAACCAAAAAATAATAAGCACAAAATTGCTATTACTGGCTTCACTCTATACCCCTATCGCCCTGCGGCGGGTTAAATTAAATTTCAATAACGTAATCTTTAAATTCCGTACAAAAAATAACGCGAGAATTGTCCGCCTCAGCCACTTTCCATCCACAATGGATGCAATGCCATTGCTGCCATAAGTCTGGGTATTCGACCATATTCCCCGTGGTTTCAGATTTATTGCATCGACATTTTGGGCATTTTTGAATCCTTGTATAGTTATCAGTCCTCGCCATCACCCTTCACCCCTTACGCGGTAGCCCTGCGCCTCGATATAATTAATTTTAATGTAGAGCTCGCCATTACTAATGATGACTGCTTCTGATGGCTTAATCACTACCGACTCGCGAGCCGTACGCCATGCCTCCCAAGCTATTTGCACTTCTTGAGATTTATATTTATCGCCTCCCATCAAATAAAATTCATAAAACCCATGACTTACATTGAACCATGCACAAAACTCAGCCCTCCAATTCTCGATTATCCCGGGATTAGTCACGGCATAGCCCTCCCAATCTCAGCGGCTGCGCGGACTATTGCCAGCCTTGTTGCTGCTATCCTATCCCCTTGAACTTCGACACTAACGCATTTTGAAACTAGGCCACCTTCGTCGCTTATCCAATATCTAGCGGTGATATGGCAAAGGTTTTGTTCTACGTCTATATGAAGATTTGCCGCCAGCCGCAGGGCATCGCCATCGTCGGTAAGCGGGTTCCAATATGTAATCCCGGAAATGGTATTTCCTGGAGCTACAGGCCCATAGCATGGGTGATTAAAAACGCCACCAGCCTTAGCCGCGAACTCCAGCAATTCTCTATCTGTGCTCATGATTTTATACCCTTGACGTCAGCCCCTTGGTTTGATTCAAAAGTCGCCCGCAAATAAGTAGTCGAAATTTGAAATATACGGCCATCCTCATGAACAAATATGGCCTCTGCATAGCTTCTACCATCACCAACACAGTAAGCATCAATGTAGCCCTTGTCGCCAACAGCGCACGGCGTGGTCGCATCGCGACTGATTACCGTGACTGGCGTTTTCCCTATTGGATAGCGCTTCATGGCTGCACCGCCTTGGCGATTGCTGAACTTACTATTCCTGGGATTTGGTGTGCGGGGTCGTCACAGTCAGCGTCTCCCATATGAATAAACCCTAACTCTATTCCATTGGTTATAAATTCATCGGCTAACTTCAACGCCGCCAGTAGTTCGTCGCGCTGAGCAATAAGCGAAAGGATTGCAGCGGGATTGGCAGCTCTAAAGTAATTTTCAGCATTTATGTATTCGTTGCCAATTCCGTAAAATTGAACACCAAGCGCAACGCTATCTATATTGCAGTAGTCCTGCCCGGAAGGAGCGTAGCCGTCACCATCACATAATGGACAATCCCACTCCTCGTCTAAGCTGCAATCTCTAACGGTCTCTGCTGTATCTAAATTCAGAGCTGTAGCCGCCAAAGCCAACTCTTTTAATTTATCATGCTGGCTCATACCTTCCCCTCATCCTGCGCGGATTGCTTAGCGGCTGCAAACATCTCAGCCGCAGTTTTCCCAGTTAGCTCGGTAACAATATCGAAAATATCCTGCCTGACCCAAGCCTCGCCCATGTCAACGCAATCCAATGTTGCGGCGAGCTGACCAATCTTGAAAATCTTGTCTCTCTGCTCAGCACTTGCCTGCGGGGCGGCCAGTACGCTAGCTGCATTAGCTACAGCGGCATAATGACGATCTGGTATTGAAACATCTTCGCCGCTACAGACTTCATAAAGCCATTGCAGAGCTTGTGTAATTTCAGGCGCTGCCACTGCTGGGGATTGCTGCCCATACTGGCACTTTACAGCGCAATGGTGGCCCAGCATTCCAGTTTCATTGGCATACTGGCAGTAACCCTGCACCTGCTCGCTATAGGCATTGGCGTTTGATTGCGGCGGCAATGCCAGCTTAGATACAGCCATAGCATAGATGTCTTTCACGGTAGACCAGGACACGGGAACCTTTTGAAGGTACTGGACTGAACCATTGCAGATGACACAGTCCTCGTCATGTTCCTCTTCATCGGCGCACTCTGGACAGGTCATTTCCATTTGCTCGCTAAACTCACCCATAAATAATGACTTCGCGCCGTTCTCTGCCGTTAACGATTTCGGCATCAGTACATGGTCGGAAGGCTCGGCACTATCCAGCGATTGCGCGACTGGGGTGGCGTAGAGAGGAACAACAATTGGAGCCGGTAGCTTGCACCAATTAGAATATCTAACTGCATCATCCTCAGTTGAAAATGTAGTCATTACATTAACTCTTGGAGGTGCGAAAGACAAACTAAAAGCCACAGGCTTCTGTTCGCGCAGCTCTTTAAGCTTAGCCTCGGCTTTGTTACGCTGCATAAACTCATGACAACGCTCAGCCCATATTTTTCGCAACCCCTCCGCGCCAGACTGTATATGCCCAATCATCGCTAATAAGTCATCGCGATCTTTCTCTGCGCTCTCGCAGCGGGCGATTAATTCATGCGCAGTATCAAGCAATTTACCAAATGATTGGTTGCCTACATCTTTCTTAAGCTCTTCTAAATCCTGCATGTCATTCTCCATTAAATATTTTTGATTTATCTAAAACAGTAAGCTTTAGATTTTCGTCTATGTGAATCATAGATTGACCTTGGCCGATTGCAAGTGCGCAACTTTCATTTAATGCTTTTGATATTGGGCTACCCTCTACAGCCTTTATTCCGGCAATGGTTATTGATGCTAGATCGCCCATGCCGTGAGTTGATAGCATTGGAGGGGTATAATCTTTACTAGCACCAAATATCTCGCCAAAGCTCTGCTCTGTTTTTTCGTCGAACATACATAACCCTCAAATCTTGGATGCGATAAGTATAAGAATCCCGATAATCACACCTATCGCAAAAAATAACACTGTTAATTCACCTTTGTTCATTCTCACTCTCCCGTATAGCTGTGGTTAATTAACAAACTCGACGCAATTTAAGCGCTGAGCAATTCTTATAATATTGGCGTCCTGAGTATCGTAAAATCCACGGCAGCAATCGTTTCCGCCTTCAATGCTGGACTTATGGCAAATGAAGTGTGAGTCATTTTTCCGGCAATCCCGCAATATTTCTTTCATGCGCTCGCCAGATACAATCCTGTCTTTCGAGAACAAGCACTGATTGCAGCATTCTGTTTTTACTTTAAACATCACTTCCCCCTAATCCGATCTAATTTAGCCAAGTCTTTAAGCTGGTTTTCGTCAGTTACTGGCAGCGGTTCCGGTTCGGGAAACATCGCCAGCAACGCCGCTGTGTTTTTTAAGCCTAGCTCGATGCGCTTGGCCTTCGCTGTTTGATCCTCAATGCCCAATACAGGCTCAAACTTCTTGTGGGCTATGCTATCCCTGCCGGACTTCGGGAAAGCCAATGCGCGGAACTCTGCGTAGCTTGGCGGCCACATCTGACCTCCTTCCCGGTAGTCAATCTCAGACTTCTTTTCTAAACCTTCCATCCCGCGCTTAAAATCAACTGGCTGTAGGTCGTCAAGCTTCCGGCACCACAATTCAAACTTGTCCGAGTATGCCCGCCGATCCTCATCAAAATAGATGATCAAGCCCTGGCTCGCCGCCTTGCTCCCGAACAAATCCCCCATCCTCGTAAACAGGAGCGAAACCAGCTTGAGCGTCGATGGCTGCAATTGCGTGCCTTGCGTCCGCGCGAACTCTGTCGGCATGGCTAACTGTTTTTTGGCGACTTCCAGCGCCATTAGGCTGTTGATATCCTGCACCCTGACCACCTCTTGCTTGTTGGTTTAATATCCACTCAAATTTGAACCCGCGCCAATTCCTGGTTACACATTCGGTAAGGCAGTAATCAGTTGTAAATCCGCCCCTTGCTGCCAGCGCTAGCTCCTTCCCAAAACTGTTGATCACGGTTTGGCTTACATCGGCCTTGATCCGCTTTCTCATCACCACCCAGTCGGCCAATGTTTGCTCGCTAGGCATCTGAGGCCAAACCGAGTAATCAAGTTTCTGTTTTTTTTGTTTCTCAGGCTTTTCAGATTCAACCTCTGAAACTTCCTGCGTAATAATATTGGTTTGTTCTATGGTTAGTTCATTGGTTTGTTCTTTGTACTTGGCCTCTGAGTCCAAATTGGTGTTGGTCTCTGACGCCAATTTGGCATTGGCTTCCTGTTCCAAATTGGTCTCTGATGCCAACTTGGCTACAGGGACACTTAAAGTATAAGAATTGCCACCGGTAAACCCCCTGCGCTTTTTCGTTATCCACCCCTTTGACTCCAGGGATTTTGTAATTTTTGATATGCGGGTTTTATCTGCGTATCCTGCCATGTCTGCAATAACGCCTATGCCTGGGTATACCGATTCATTTGTGCCCCCTTTGAACGAGTAGAGGATCATTAAAATTCTTCTCTCTGGCTCAGAGAGATTCTTTTCCGTCCACCCCTCAAGTTGCGCAACTAATATTTTGCCCAAATCACACCGCCTGAGCTAATTGGTCTTTCGTTAATACTGCAAGGTTTAATATTTCGCTAACCGGGGATATTTCGCCACGGCTTCTTGACCACCCCTCACTTAAGTCCTCAAAGCTAACACCAGAGTTTGGAGTGAATACCGCTTTGTAAAAAGAAGCCTCTGTGTGATTTAAAATAAAGCAGCTCTCATCAATATCAGTCCCGACAACCGCCACTTTCACGGACAGGCTAATCTTTGGGTGTGAAAGCTCTATTGAATCTTTTATTGCCGTTGCATATCGAAAAGCCTGAACGAAAGCCGGAGCGGTGACCTTTTCTTTTTTTAGCTCATAAACGCAAACCTGAAGGAATGTGTGATCTGGGTATATCTCAAACTCAAAAGAAACTAAATCAGCTATGCCATAGACCCCTAGATTCATTTGCCTAATTAGATACTGCGGTGCTGACCCATCAATAATAAGATCGCCGAACTCCATGAAAGCATCGTAAATGTAGCTTTCCATTTCTAGCTCTGATTCAAACTGCAAAATCATAAATTCCACCCATAAAAAAAGACCGTTAAGGCTGCTTGGTGGTAGTGAGAGGAAGCGAACAGAATACGCTAGCAACTCGACAAGCAGGCTTAACGGCCTTAAATTTCCTGTTATTTTAATCAGCTACCACACTGATGTTCGGTGTGTTACCACACCTAAAAACAAGTCTATATCAAGATGCCGATATTGCAAGTTTATTTGTCACTTTTTATCTATAAATATTTCGCGTCAAAGTATTGGCGCGGTCAATTAAATCAGAGGGTTAGAGTCGTCAATAAATTGGCTCATAATCTATATTGGTGCCATGGGATTGACGCTACAGCCATGCGATTAGCGCGACCACACCCCAGCACCCAACCCCCGCCAGAATGGCCAGGAGCGGTACGTGGGAGCCGTGGACGGGGCGGATTAGGCTCATGATGCTGCCCTCAGATAAGCCACGTTGTGAATTATTTTGAGGTCGCAGGCTGGCGCCCACCAGTGCATAGCCGGGTCAGTCATATTACTCATTGCCCAATACCCTGCAAACTCGCCCCTATCAATTTGCCAAAGGGCTTGCCAGCGATACTGCTTTCCAATGAACTGCCGAACCTCGGCGCGCAATGTGCTAGGGTTTAACGGGTCGAAAACCGCTATTACCTCATCGAATTGCCTCATGCCAACCACCAATAAAACACAGTGCCCCAGCCAAAGAAGCCTGCGGCGATTAGAAATACCAGGCTGTGAAAGCCTATCGAGCTTATAAATATTACCGGCTCATCTTCAATTGGTAGCATTTCAATCTCCTGTGGTTATGGGGTTAAACGCACTTCTTTCCAAATGCAGCCCAAAGATAAGTGCGGCCCTTTGGTGTAATTTTGTACTCTTTGTCGACAAGCCCAAGATTGGTTACAATGCAAGTCGATGTATGCCCCTGATAATATCCACTAACGCACTTAAGGACACCGTAGCGAATAACATCTCGCTTTTCTGTGCTACCGAAATTTGCATTTCCATAAGCCTTATCAAGATCTTCATCACTTACAATTTCCTTTTCATCCTGCAGATTGAAATGCAGGTGAGTTAATTTTGATTCGGCTGCTCGTAGCTTGGTTTCGTAGCACCCAGGGCATATAGGCTGCCTCTTCTCGCCATAATACGTTGCACCACAGCCACATTTATTTTCATAACAGTTTTCCATAATCATCTATCTCTCTATTTTGCAGGGTGGGGGATTAAACAAGAGGCGACCATAGCGCCTTTAAGTGATCGAATCTTGGCTGTAAAAATTTAATTACTTCAGGCTCATCGGCTCGGCAAACCTCTACTTCTGAGTAGCGGTAAAGTCCCTTTCTTTGGCCCAGCCAGAATATTGCAAGAACCCCATTTCTGTAGTTATTATCGCCATTATAATTTGACTCGCCTGTGTCCTCATCAACCTCATCCCAGTCAAACCGAAAAACAAGGTTCATATCAAAATCGGCGTCTTTATATTCGGCAATGAAATCAGACCACGATTTATAATTATCACCAACACTCTCGCGAGCATAATAATTACCTTTATTGCAATAATATGAGTGATCAACTTCCCATAAATGTGTCATTCTGCTTTCCTCTCTGTTGGGTGGGTTAAACACGATTGAATGCTATTATCTCTATAGCGTCACCAGGGAATTCTTTTAAGCCATCCTTAGCAATAGATCTTGCTTTCTTAAACGCCCCACCTGGATTGTACTCATACTCAAGAAAAGTAAAATCTAACGATGAGTAGCTAGGAGTTCCATCGCCATGCGGCTTTCTGGCTGAACAAAAGTAAACATATGCTTCCATCTCAATTCTCTCTTGTGGGTGCGGGGTTATGTAGTTCAATATCAATATTGCAGCGCATTGACCTTTCGGAGCGATTTTCTGCATGGTCAATTGCGTAAGATATCAGCTTAATTTTGTATACAATTTTCTTGATGCTTATTAATGATCCGACAGGAGGAACTATTGAAGAACGGACAACCGAAATCAATTTATCGTAGAGATAATATTCAACGGTATCTTTATTGTCCATATCACTCGCCCTCCTTGGCTGCGGCTGGCGGGGGTAGCGTTAAGTCAATATCATCAAGCAAAAACATAATATCAATAAGATCAAAATTGCTTTGCGGCATAAGGTAATCCGCAGCCTTTGCTAGCAACCTCTCAAGCTCAGCAATCCGCTTATTGGCATCATCCAAAGCGGCCTGCTGCACCCACTCTCCAAACTTGTCCGTCTCGCGGCGGCGTAGGTCTTTGTTAGTTGTCATTTTAGGCTTCCTATTTTAGCTTTTAATGCGCTTATCTTATCGTCGATAGCGTCAAGGTCGCGCTGCTTATACGCTGCTCTAGCGTGCGATCCATACGCGAATGATTCAAGAAAATCATCAAGCGCGGCCTTACGCTTTTTGTTCAGAAGTCGCAGCCTTAAACTCAAAATCCAAAGTGATATTTTTTTCATTTCGCCCTCTCAATCCTGGTTATTTTATTTTCCCGCAACTCCATCAGCAAAGCATTTTCTAATGGGGTGCAGGGCGTTACGTAGTCCACAGCGTTAGCGCCGTACTTTGCAATCAGCTGCTTAGCCTTAGCCCTGCACTGATCTATAAAGCGGTGCTTGTCACCATCTGCTTTAGCCATAGCGTCTCCTCAAATATCTATCTTCTGCAATCAGGAATTTAGCCTTAGTTTTTAGGCTGGCTCTTTTGAAGCGTAGGGTGCGAGGAATCATTTCTCCGCATCCTTTATTTTCCGGTAGCCTGCGTCGAAAAGAGTTTGGCAAATTACCTCTATTCCGCCATGCGCAACTGGCAAATGCCTACTCGCATCAAACATTTCCCCTACAGCAATCTCTCGCTCTGATTTTATGGGGCGTAAACTTTTAGGATTGCTGTCAGATCTCCATTCATTATCAAGCTGTATAACAGCAGATTTACAGCCATTGTCCGTTACAATAGCCATCACCTCTCCGATAACCCATTTATTTTCATGCCAGTGAAATTCGCATTTAGTGCCGACCGGTGGCCACCCCTCGCCATCCCACACAACCTCCTCATCGCCTAGCAGGTCGGATAGGGATAGCTCGCGGCCACCCGATGGAGTTCTGGCGAAATGAAAATTCCAGTCAGGACAAAAAACCATAAACCAAAATCCTTCATCTTCAAGAAGTGCAATTGTTTCGGTGGACGTATATTTACCTATAGCTGTGCCGAATTTAATTGGTAGAAAAATGCGGTTCTCATTAGCATCTAAAAAATCAATAAGATTACCGCTTTTTTCTTTTCTAAGATTTACGTAGTCGCCTGGCTTCGGGGCTTTTTTCATGATTGTGCCTCTCTGGCTTTTAGGGCTTCATCTGCTTTTTCATAGCAGATAGATAAGTCAATGTAATTTCCGTTGCTTGGATTTGCCAGCAGACCAGTTAAGGCGGCCATTGCGAACTCGTCGCGCAGTCGCTCTAAATATTCTTGCTCAAGAAAGTCTTTCTCTTGACGTTCATGCTCTCCATCCCACGGCCTGTATTGATTAATCATTTCTTCACCTTCACCAATTTAAATTATTGACGCAGTTACTATTGCAGCGCAAATAATGCCAAGAATCAATCCGATACCAGTAACGCTTTTGCTGATACCAAGAATACCAACAAATACCCACACGCCAGCTATTGCAATTCCGTCGCCTATTGTCATTTCTTCCCCCTCACATAATTAGGCTCTGCTAGTTCGTAGCCAAGCCAGTCTAAAATTGATTTTGGAATGTTAACTAGAATTCCAGAATACACTTTGCTTAACTGAGCCTGCGAAATTCCGAAGTATTCCGCGGCTTCAGTATTGCTATTAAAATACCTTCTAACATCTGCTTTTAATTTCTCTATCAGTTTTTCTCTAGTCACGTCATGCCCCTTGTGGTTGATTTATTAATGGTAGTCGATTTTCCGCTCAATGGCAAACTATTTTCCATTAAATGTTTGACAATCGGATTTTATCATGTAAGCTTACGTATATACAAACCAGCGGAGTATTACCATGACAGAATCAAAACAAGAGATGTGGAGCGCGGTGCAGGGCATGGCAAAAAGCTGCCCTATAGCAGAAGCGGCATTCGTCCTGCTTAATGAGGGAATGCTAGAAGATCAGGTTCACGTATTAATGCGAATCGTGCTAATGCAGAAAGACCAGATAGATCGTATGCAGAAAATCCAATCCAACTTACTCGAGAAACGCTACAACAGGGGTGCAGTCCATGCGTGAACCATGCGGAAATACCCAGGCTGAGATTGAATACGACGAAGCCCAGGCCAAGGCAGAGAAGCACCGCGAGAACGCCGAAGCAATGGAGCTGCTGCGCGAGGATAGGGCTAACTTCATAGCCAAGCTTCTGCGCAATGAATCAGTGATGGTTAAGGATTACAGCAGCGGGTTTAGGACAGGCAGCATATACACTTTAGCGGACGCTATTGGCGAGGTGCGCGATGAAACGCTTTGGGAACACCTGCTGAAAGGGCCAGAAGATCTTGACTTCAAAACCTTCGCCCAAGCCTTCGAGGAAGATCCAGAGCTAGTTTGCGAAATGTTCGTCAAAGGCGAGCTAGCACAATTTGCAATACTAATCCGGCATGAGGTTGAATGCCTCGCCGACAATGTGAGATTTTGATATGAGCGAAAAAATACACTATAGGAAGGCTTTTAATTCGCCATACCTAAGCAGCGCCGATATTGTTCAGCCAACAATATTAACTGTTTCTTTCGTAAAGCTTGAGCTTGATAAAACGAAGAAAACAAAAGATTTGTTTAATACTGCTCACTTTGTAGAAAAGGAGCTTCGCCAGGGCGAGCCACTAAAGCCAATGATACTTAATGCATATAACAGCAAAATAATGCGCGATATATGCGGATCACCTTTTATTGATGATTGGGTCAACACCCCAATAACTGTATATGTCGATAAAAATGTTAAATTTGGTCGGGATACGGTTGAGGGGCTGCGAATAAACCCAAATAGGCCACAACTAACAAAGCCTGAATTGCTTGAGAATACTCCGGCATGGGTTAATGCAAAGGCTGCGTATCTGCGTGATGGAAACTTTGATAAAGTCCTTGCTAGGATGCACATAAGTGATAGCAATCTTGAGCAGTTGATGAAAGAAATTGAATTAGAGAGAGAATAGCCTAATGACCATTAAGCCTGTATTTCATGATATAGAGCAAAACACTGACCTATGGCTTGATCTTAGGGTTGGTAAAATAACATCAAGCAATCTAGGTTGCATAATGGCCAACTTTGGAAAGTCATTTGGCGAACCAGCAAAGAAATATGCAATAAATATAGCCATGGAGCAGATAACAAAGCGAAGGGCGGCAATAGGAAGCTACAGCAATTCAGATATGGAGCGCGGTCACGATGACGAACCTATTGCTAGAGAGGTTTATCAGGATAGGTTTTTCTGTGATGTTAATAATGGTGGATTCTATGAAATAGGTGACTACGGATGCTCTCCCGATGGGCATGTTGGCCATAATGGTCTGATAGAAATCAAATCCGCTGCCGTCAACGTACACTTTGAGAGAATACGCAAGAAGTCTTGCGATTCAACCACCTACCAATGGCAAATGATTGGCAACCTTAAGGCGGCAGAAAAGGAATATATCGATTTTGTTAGCTACTGTCAGGATTTCCATGACGATGGCAAGCTGTTTGTTATTAGAAACCATGCGGAATCATTCATGCAAGAGTACAAAATGATTGATGAAAGATTGGAGGAGTTTAGAGAGCTAATTGCACAATCCAAAAAAACAATTTTAAGCAATGAATACTTTATAGGTCTTTAATCATGACAATGCACCTAAACAGAAAAGCACCAAAATCAAAGCCGCCAAGATCCGGTCATACAAATATTCTATCGTCCGGGGACAAATATTTTGTGCGAATAGCATCCATAGACTATCCTAAAAAGTACACGAAAGAGGAAATTCCCGAAGCTGTTATTTTTAGAGATGCGGTGAGAGAAAAACAGGGTATGCCCAAGGCTGATTTTTAATGAACCATGCAATGATTAAGCGAGCGCGAGCAGGGGTTAAGGGGCTGATAATCGACTGGATAGACGAAGATCCGCTAACCGATTCCAGCAAAGTAATCCCCGGCAACGTGAGCCACCGCAATCCGATTTACCGGCTCACAGCAAGAAAGATATTCGAGGATCACGGCGAGTTTATTACAAAGAAGCAGAGCTTTAGATGGGTTTTAACGATAAAGGTAGTTTTCGACTACGACAACGGGCAAAGGCAGTACGAAGAAAGAGAGCTGGAAG